GCTCGAACCAACGGCACAGGTCTTCGAGGAGCGAGGGAACACGAAGGATGCGAACCTCGCGCTGTTGCACTCGGACGTGGCGCAGTTCTACGCCGTCTCGGGTGAACCGTTCCTCCACCGCTTCCTGTCGTACAAGAAGATCGCACCTTCGGTCCGCAACGGTGAAGCTATCTACCCGCCCGCGCTGATCTACGACCACGACGACAACAACGACTTCGTCCACCCGTTCAACACGCAGTTCGCCCGCATGGGCGTCCGTGGCTACCCGGAGACGGCACTGTTGGAGCCGGGCGATGGGCTTGTCATCGAGGACGCGAAGGGCAACCACCTGACCGAGTACCTCGATCAGCGGACGGTCTCCGACAGCACGCTCTTCGACATCGCGCGCAACCTCCAGCAGATGAAGGTGCGTCACCAGATCATCCGCGAGGCCCACGGCGTGACCGCCGCCTCGCCGCTGCTGGCGAAGTACTTCAAGGACGTGGTCGGCAACCCGAACACCTACTTCTTCCCGAACACGATGGTGCCCGAGGACTACGAGGACATCGAGATCGTGCGCCGGGACGACGACATCCGCATCCTCTGGCAGGGCGGTATGTCGCACTGGATCGACTGGTATCCGCTGCGCGACGCGCTCGGAACCATCGCGAAGAAGTACCCGAAGGTGAAGTTCGTGATCTTCGGTGAGTACTTCCACTGGATTCACGACGTGATCCCGGCCGAGCAGATCGAGCACCACCTGTGGGTGGAGTACGAGGCGTACAAGCTCAAGCGCGGTCTCATGAACATCGACATCAACCTCTGCCCGCTCGCGAACAACGTCTTCAACGCCTGCAAGTCCGCCATCAAGTGGTATGAGGCGTCCATCTGGAAGAAGCCCGAAGCGACCCTCGCGCAGAACACCGGCCCCTATCGGGAGATCAAAGATGGCGAGACCGGCCTCCTCTTCAACAACCCTGCGGAGTTTGTGGAGAAGCTGTCTCTCCTCATCGAGGACGCTACTCTGCGCGCTCGCCTTGCTGCTGGCGCACGAGACTGGGTGCTGGCGAATCGTACGCCGCAAGCGACGATCCCCGGCCTCTACGACTTCTACGCGGAGACACGAGCACGCCAGCGGCGTGAACTCGGCGCTCCCATCATCCAACGTCCCACCCTCGAACAGATCAAGAAGGTGGGGATCGCACTGAGGTAACGCATGAGCATGACCACGGTCAACGCGAAGATCTACGTCGCGCGCATCATCGGCGGCGGAGCCGAGTCGCAGGAGTCCCTCGACATGGCGGGCGAGGCGATCCTCCGCGCCTATCAGGACTGGCAGAACAAGAAGTTCTGGCGGTTTCTCTTGAAGGACACGTCGATCTCTGGACAGACGGTCTCCGTTCACACGCACTCCGGGCAGGCGTACGTGCATGAGCCCTCTGACCCGGCAACGGCGGCGGGCCTGCTCGACGCTATCAACATCGGTGACACGTTCACCGCAGCGTTGACCCGGACGAACGCCAACATCCCGATGAAGCCGACGGTCAACGACTACAACCTTCCGCTCGACTTCTTCGCCCCCTTCTCGTGCCAGTTGCTCACGAACAAGCGGACGATGACCTTCCGGGACCAGCGGTGGTGGGACCGAGTGATCGTCGACCAGACGAACACGGGTACCCCAACCGACTACGGCATCTACAACGCCTACTCGGAGCAGACCGAGAACTTCGGCACGAAGCACCTGAAGTTCGACCGCATTCCCGACGTGACCGACACGATCTTCCTCCGCTACTACCGCTCGTTCAACACGACCGGAACGTACATCGACGTGATCGACGATTTCCTCTACCAGTTCCTCGACTACTCGCGCGCCATCCTGCTCGCCACCAAACGCGCACAGGATGACCCCGAGGGCTACGCGAAGATGTCCATGGATGGCACGCAGAGCGCCGTACAGCAGGACGAGCAGGTCACGGACGACGATGACGCCGACCGTGGACTCAAGTCCCAGTACGAAGTCGGCGACTTCAACCGGCCCATCTGGGGTAACGGGCCGTTCGATCCGTACCGCTACTAATGGCGGCGACTAACGCGCAACGACTCGCCCATTACCATCGGAAGCGTCGACTCATAATCGAACTTCTTGGTGGTGTCTGTACCTGTTGTCAAGAGGCTGAGTACGAGTTCCTCCAGATCGACCACATTCACAATGACGGAGCCGAACATCGGCGACGCCTCAACTCGCACGGTGGCACAGCACTGCTCGCGGACATGTTCGCCCGACCTGAGCGCTATCAGATCCTCTGCGCGAACTGTCATCTCGCGAAGAGCAAAGGCAAGGTCTGTCCCCACAAGAGGTAACCCATGATGCGTCCAGTCACTGAACTCTTCAACGGTGGTCTCGTCACCGCGCGCGTCGGAGCCATGCTCAACTCGGGCGAACTCCAGCGTGCTGATGACTGTATCTACCGCGAGAAGGACCCGGCGATCTGGCGGGCTCCGGGGCGCACGGCACTCACCTCCTCGGCGATCGGGACCGACATCCGTGGCATCCGCCACCTGTCGTTCGACGGCAACTTCACCGAGCAGATCCTGATGCTCGGCCGGCGCACGGACGGTTCTCCGACGTGGACTGCCGGACAGAACCCGACCTCGCCTGACACGCACCTCTACACGTCCGACTTCACCGCCATCACGGGCCTCGCGCCCGCTGAGGTCGGTGGTCAGGGTCGTTGGGTGGGCACCGTCACGAGCACCGCGTTCGACGCCAACCTCGTGATCGCCTCCTGCACCATCAGTGCAAGCACGGCCGTCGCCGGCTCGGCCATCTTCGGCAACGTCGTCGTGGGCATGGTCGTCTCGGGCACTGGCGTCACTGCCGGCACCCGTGTCGCGGCCGTGCAGGACAACTCGAACATCACGCTCGACACGGCGGCCACCAGTGGCACCGTCACGCTGACGTTCACCCAGTACCCGTTCCTCGCCACCGCCGTCGGCGCGAGGGTCATCGGAACCAGCATCGGGTCGAACATCTACATCACGGCCGTCTCGAATCAGGATGGCACGACCGGCCACTACAAGACGGCGACCCTCAGCGCAGCCCCCTCGGGCGGCAACGGGGTCTACACGCCCGTCTTCACCTGTGGCACCGCTGTCGGCTTCGGCAACCTCGGCACCGAGATCCTCGATGCGATCCAGTTCAACGCACGCAAGTACTTCGTGTGGGACGGGACCACGTCCGCGCTTCGGGCCGTCGAGTGGGTCGACCGTTCCTCGGTCGCGGCCACGGCCCCGGCCCTCAACGCTCGCCCTGTCGGGCTCAAGCCAGTCATCGTCGCACCTACACTGGCCCTGAATACAGGGCAGTCGACAGGCTGGAACCTCGTGAAGGGAGCCGGCACCTACTGGTTCCTCATCACCGAGATCTTCTCGCCCAACGGCGACATCGCCACGGCCCTCAAGGACCCGGTGCAGAAGCTCCAGATCGTCGAGAGCGCCTACCTTGGCGTGAACCCGGCAACGGACGCTGACACTGGCTCGCAGGGCGGGGCCGGCCTTCCCATCTCGAAGGCCATCGTCACGCCGGCCTCCGACACGATCACGGTCACCTTCCCTGCCGTGCAGAACAACGGTGCGGACGGCTTCACCGCGACGCACTGGGGCATCTACATCTACGGACCGTCCACCGATCTTCCCTCGTTGGCACTCCTGCGTCGGTGCGCGACGGTGGCGATGACGACCTACGCGGCCGGCCAGACGTACGTGCTGACCGACTCAGTCCTGTCACAGCTTCAGTACCCGACCACCTTCGCGGCGGCTACCGGCTACGCCCTGCCATTCAGTCATGTCGATCACATGACGGGCACGGTCGACCTCGACTACGGCTCGGTCCAGACGAACGGCACACACTGGCCGGTCTACTCCGATGGCGCAAGCCGTCTGGGCACCTTCGGCTTCTCGACCTCGGGCAACTACGCATCCAAGGTCCCGATCGGTGTCCGCGTTATGGTGAACGCACGCTCGACCTCCATCAGCGGTCTCTGGATCAAGCTGATGGCAACGGCGAGCGGACGCCAGACGGGCACGCTCGTCCGAGGCGTGCCGAACATCCAGATGGGCATCGGCTTCGGTGGCCCCATGGACACGCTCGGCGTGGCATGGACGAACGCCGACACTTCGACGTTCGCTGTCGAACTGGGCATCGTCAAGCAGGGAAACAACAACCGGCTCGATGTCTACGATGTCTACATCCAAGTGTGGTACACCTCGGTGAACGTGGACTTCAACGGGCCCGCGTACCGCGTCGTGACGTACCGCGATCAGGTCGGCACCACCGTGTCGGACCCGGCGCGGCTGCCTCCTCCGGTCTGCACCACGGGTGACTTCTTCCAAGGCTGCCTCGTCCTCAACGACCTCAGCCAGATCAACACGCTGCGCTACTCGCTGCCGGACGACCCGGAGGCGTTCCCGAAGCCATACCGGCTGACGTTCAACACGCGCAAGCGCGACCGGATCACCTTCATCCGCTCCTTCAACGGCATCCTCTTCGTGGGGCTGGAGAACACGGTCAAGCGGGTGATGTACCTGCCGCGTGAGACCGACACAGACATGACCTCGGGCCTCGCGCACGAGGACATCGCCACTGACCACGGCGTACCCGGACCGTTCTGCGCGACACTGTTCGACATGCCGGGCAAGGGCGTCTTCATGGCCTACGCCTCCACGTCGGGCATGTTCATCAGCAACGGCATCTGGACCCTCCCGCTCAACGTCGACCTCGACTGGGAGAACACGGTCAAGATCGGGGCCCTGAGCACGGCAGTCCTCCGCAACTACTCGCGGCAGAAGCTGCTCGCGCTCTACTACTGCCCGGCCGGCGCGACCCACAGCCGCAACACCCGCGTGATGTACTTCTCCTATCAGGCGGACAAGATCAAGGGCATGTTCCAGCTTCCGGCGGTCGGTCCTTCCGTCGTCAGCGCCCGCTCGGCCTGCGAGGCATACCTCAACGGCATCTCGTACATCTTCACCGGTCAGGAGACCGATGGGCTCGTGTACGTGGAAGACAGCGGAGTCACGGTCCCGTCCGGCTACCGGGTGACCAACACTGCCACCGCCA